ACCAAGCTTGAGCTTCGCATGTATAAAATAACACTTTTTCATTTTATTTTGTGGTCACACGTATTATATCATACTGAGCTAGGAACTCGCTAAACTCAACTGGAGGAAAAAATTATTACATTTATTTTAGGCTTATTAATTGGAGCGATAGCGATGTTTTTGATTTATCTGAATCAAACGAAAGAAATAGCAGCTAAAACAATATCAAGCATTTTGGAAGATTGCGTTGAAAAAATAGAATTGCATCAATGGAGTACAGAAAAGATAGTTGAATTTTTAAATAATGCTGCTAATAAATTGAAAAACAAAAAATAACATCAAAAAAAGCCCACGGCAATGGGCTTCGGCATGATTGTATCTAATACTATTATACCACAGACGGAGGAATCTTTTAAATGGCGGATAGATTAGATTTGTTATTAAGTGACTACATGACTGGAATGCTTCAAGTTAAAATTAATTCAAGAGAACGCTGGATCACTCGTGAGAAACATGAGGAAAGAATCGGAAGTGGTGGGAGTAGTTCAAACACTGCACCACAAGAGCGCAACTATTTGATTAAAGAAGCTGACAAAGAACTTGGTAGACTTAATGACCAGAAACAAACGCTTGACGAATTAATGGAAGTTATTCATGGAACAATTGTAAAGGATGTTATTATCGCTAGATTTAAACATCGGTTATCTTGGTATAAAGTGGGAATAAGAGTTTGCTTAGATGAAGACGCTGCAAGAAAACAATACGTATCATTTAAGAAAACATTGAGGGATGGATTATGGAGAAATACTTTGGACTGATTTTGCGTTCCGTTTTTGACCCGTTTTTAACCCGTTTATTTCCTGATTTACATGCGATAATGGTAGCATGAAGTTATCAGCGAAAGCAAACAAAATGTAATTCGTTCGGTTGGATATACTTCTAAGCAAGTCACTGCTCGAACCAGTGGCTTGCTATAAATGGGTTGATAATAATATTCCTTTGGTTTGAATCCATAAAAACAGCAAGGTAACTTGCGACTGTACAGTGATTGTCGTTACATTCACAACGGGGTTATTTAATTTGTTGTCTATCTCGTCATAGACTTTGCTGACTAACCCATAGGACTTTCTAGGAGTCAAGGGTTACAGCGTAGCAAGAACGGGTATTAAAAGTACAGGCGCTCAGGGTTCGACTCCCTGACTTGCTATTTTATTACAGGTTGTCCATTGGGCAGCCTTTTATTGTTGGAGAAAGGTGGTGGAAAATGAGTAAATTAAATCCTAAGCAACAAGCATTTGCTGATGAGTACATCATCACAGGTAATGCTTATCAATCAGCTTTAAAAGCAGGATACAAAGAGAATTATGCTAAAAATGCTCAAGAGAAATTGGTGGAAAAAGGTGGAAAAGTCTCTGAGTACATCAAAAATAAGCTGAAAGAGATTCAACTGGAGCGCCATTTGACAATGGAAGAAGCCTTAGCTATTACAGCTTCTATTGCAAAGGGAGAACCACAGCGATTTGAAAAAGTGCTACGTGATCCTGAAACAAATGAAATTATTGAGCGTGAAGTGAGTGAGTATTCAGCGGGTTTTAAAGAGAGAAACCAAGCATTAGAACACTTCTATAAAATTAATGCAGCATTTATTGACAAACAACAAATAGAAGTGACTGAAATTCCTGTGTTCGTTGATGACTTAGGTGATGACGATGGCTAAACTATCTGAATTCATTCCTAAGGCATTTGCTTCTACTTGGCGAGCGGCTTTAAATAGTAATATCTTAAATATCGTTGAAAAAGGTGGGCGTGGTTCAGGTAAATCATCTGACATTGCACATATTATTACTCAATTATTAATGAGATATGCGGTTAATGCAGTTGGTATTCGTTATGTTGATAATACGTTAGAGCAGTCAATCTATGAGCAAATGAAGTGGGCTATTGAAGAGCAAGGCGTAACCCATTTATTTAAGTTCAATAAGTCACCCTTGAGAATTACTTATATTCCACGTGGAAACTATATGATATTCCGAGGGGCGCAAAACCCTGAACGAATTAAGTCATTAAAAGATAGTAAGTTTCCTTTTGCAATTGGTTGGATTGAAGAATTAGCAGAGTTTAAAAGTGAAGATGAAGTAACAACTATCACTAACTCACTTCTACGTGGGGAATTAGATGATGGTCTTTTTTATAAGTTTTTCTATTCCTATAACCCACCAAAGCGTAAACAATCATGGGTAAATAAGAAATATGAATCATCATTTCAACCAGCTAATACTTTTGTTCATCATTCTACTTATCATGATAACCCATATATTTCTAAAGAGTTCATAGAGGAAGCTGAAGCAACTAAAGCTAGAAGTGAAAGACGCTATGACTGGGAATATTTAGGAAAAGCAATTGGTTCTGGAGTTGTACCGTTTGACAATTTACAAGTTGTGCCTGGTTCAATTACTGATGATATGGTTGCAAACTTTGATAATATCCGGAATGCAGTTGACTTTGGTTATGCTACTGACCCACTCGCTCATGTAAGATGGCAATATGACAAGAAAAAGAACGGAATATACGCAATTGATGAACTTTATGGTCAAAAAATAAGTAATAGAGAGTATGGGAAATGGTTGCACAAGAAAAATTATTCTAGTGATACAATATTTGCTGATTCTGCTGAACCTAAGAGCATAGCTGAACTTAAGACTGAACACAACGTTCCACACATTAAAGGTGTTAAAAAAGGACCTGATAGTGTTGAATATGGCGAACAATGGCTTGATGATTTAGATTTTATCTGTATTGACCCACGAAGAACTCCTAAAATAGCTTGGGAGTTTGAAAACATAGACTATCAAGTGGATAAAGATGGTAATCCTAAACCAAGGTTAGAAGATAAGGATAACCATACGATAGATGCTACAAGATATGCTTTTAGTGAAGATATGAGAAATGTTAAGACCACGATTGCTTCTAAGGCAAGTTTTGGTTTTTATTAAAGGAGAAACATGGCAATTAAAATAAATAGAGAGATGGCAGGAGACTTAAATAACCCATCTTCTGAATTGCTTAATCATTGTATTAATCAGCACCAAAGTGATTTTTGGCGTTTGGAAAAACTATCTGATTATTACGATGGCAAGCAAGACATTTTAAAACGAACAAAAGATAATGCTGCAACACCTAATAATAAAGTTATTGTTAATCATGCAAAGTATGTCACTGATATGAATGTTGGTTTCATGGTAGGAAATCCAGTCGCTTATACAAGCAGTGATGATATTCAATCTATTCTTGATGCTTATACAAAAGTTGATATTGTTTCTCATGATACTGAACTTGAAAAAGATTTGTCAGTATTTGGGATAGGTTATGAATTAATTTATATGAATCAGGAACCTCAAACTGGGAAAGTGTTTGCTGACATTAAATGTATTGATCCACGAGGGATGTTCCTCGTTACGGATGATACGATTGATACCAATCCTTTATTTGCAGTACATTATCAACCAGTATATAACCTTCAGGGTGCTGTCGATTATTATCTTGTTAAGTACTATAACGACAATAGAGTGCTAACTTATAGAGCAGCTTCTATTGGTTTCGGAGATTATCAATTAATCAAAGCACTTCCGCATTATTTTAAGGCAGTACCTGTTATTGAATACCGAAATAACGAAGAACGACAAGGAGACTTTGAGCAAGCAATTAGTTTGATTGACGCTTATAACTTACTTCAGTCTGACAGATTGAATGATAAAGAAGCATTTGTGGATGCTATTTTGGTTATCTTGGGATTTGACTTAAGAGATGGAGATGGTGAACGTTTAGCAAAAGAAAGACTGTTAATTAATACAAATGCTCCAGGTGAAAGTAGCGTAAGTTATTTAACAAAAACAATGGACGAAAGTTCAGTAGCAATATTACGAGATTCATTACTTGAAGATATTCATAAAGTGACTTATGTGCCCAATATGAATGATAAAAACTTCTCAGGAAATGTTTCAGGCGAGGCAATGAAATACAAACTCTTTGGATTGCTACAGCTTATGTCAGTGAAGTCAAGATACATGATAAAAGGGCTTAGACAACGCTTGATTCTCTTTGCCAATTATTTAGAGATTGGTAATAACAATGTTGATATTGACGGTATCAAGATTAAGCTCAAACCTAATTTGCCAATCAATACAACTGACATTGTGAGTCAAATCGTTCAGGCACACCAAGCAGGGATTTTACCTCTTAAAGTCTTGCTTTCATGGCTTCCAGATATTGATAATGTCGATGAAGTTCTTGAGCAGTTACAAGAGGAAAAAGAGGAGGCTATCGAAATGAATCAGAAAGCGATGGGCGTTCAATCAGAAGAAAGCCACTCTAATCTTGATGATCCACCTGATGAAAATGAGGGAGAAAATCAAGATAACAACAATAAACAGTCTGATAGTCAGACAAAACAAAAAGGAGACCAAGAAAATGGCCAAAACAAAAACAACAAAAAACAAAACTCAAAAAACTAATGCTAAAGCAGCAAAAACTCCTAAAGTAACTAAAACTAATGCTAAAACTGCTTCTAAAACAGCAACTACTAAAAAGAAAGTAGTCAAAAAACCAGTAGCAAAAACAAAAAAAGCTAAATGATTACAGCAAAATTCAAAAAGAAAAATAACCAAATTTATTGGTATCAAGTCACTGGCCATGCAGGCTTTGCAAATATTGGTAATGATATTGTATGTGCTGGGGTTTCTGCCTTATATATCACAGTCACCAATGCGTTGTTATCCTTTGGTAAGACTTTTGAACGTGAAGAAGGATATTTTATACTTGATCCAACAGATAAAGAGTTAGCAAGCCTTAAGATACTTTATGATGGAATAGTTTCAATAGCTGAGCAATATCCTGATAACGTGATAGTGGAGGAGTAAATTATTATGTCTGACTACTGGCAAAAACGAGCGCTGAAAGCTGAAAAGAAGGTAAACGATGGTGCAAAGCAGCTTGAAGATGTCATAGCACAGGCTTATAAGCAAGCTCAATCCTATTTAACAAAACAGATTGCTAAATTATTTAGTAGAACTAAGCAGCAAACGGAACTGACAGATGATGAAGCAAAAAGAATGCTTAATGAAACTGTTCCTATTTCTGAATTAGTTGAGCTTAGAAGATTAGCTAAAGATATCAGCAACCCTGATTTGCAAAGAGAAGCTAAAAAGCGGCTCACAGGACTGGCACTTAAATCAAGAATTACTCGTGCAGAAGATTTAAAAGCAAAGTCTTATCTAGTAACAAAACAACTTGCGGATGTCCAGCTTGATAAGCAGACATCTTTTTATGTTGACACGATAGATGAAGCTTACAAAGAAACTACTGCTGAAACAATTATCCGTGAAGCTCAAGCAAATGCTAAGAATGGTATTGTTAAAGAAGTCTGGAATAAAAAAGACTATAAGTTCAAAGAACCATCTACTAAATCTGTGGAAAACATACTTGATAGTCACTGGCTAGGAAGTAATTACTCTAAAAGATTATGGGGAGATACTGAAGCCTTAGCCAAACGATTAGAACAGCTCTTCACGGTTGAAGCTTTAACTGGAATGAGTGAGTTTCAAATGGCAAAGGCTATCGCTAGTGAATTTGACCGCTCAATGAACGTTGCTAGGCGTTTAATTCGTACTGAAGCGAATTATATGGCTAACCAAGCAAAGCTCAAATCGTGGCAAAACAATGGCGTTGAGAAGTATCAAATCATTGCTATCTTAGATTTGAGAACATCACAAATTTGTCGCCATAAAGATCATAAGATATTTTTAGTATCTGAAGCGGTTGTAAGCGGTGCAGAAGGTACATATCCGCCTTTTCATCCGTGGTGTCGCTCAGTTGCTTCAATGTATTCAGAGCGACTAAACAACATAACTCGCAAGGCGCTTGACCCTATCACTGGTAAAACATTTGATATTAAAGGAAGCACAACTTACAACGAATGGATGGATAAATTAAAATCAATGCATCCAGATATTGAATTCAAAAGTAGCAAATGAGGTGATCTAACATCTCGCAGTTATGCGTGAAATAACAACTACTTAAATACACAAAGCGTTTGTCACTGACAGGCGCTTTTCTTATGTCCAAGCGTGAAGACTTTAAAAGCTTCGGAAGTGCAAGCATTGAACCACTTTAAAAGCAATTGGAAAGGATTAATAACATGATTGAAAAATTACTTAAGTTCAACTTACAACGCTTTGCAGAAAATGGAGACCCACAGGACCCTGCAGAACCTGAAACTCCTCCTGAATTCAACGCTGACAGTTTGACTGATGAACAAGTTGCAGCAATCAAAGAAAAGTTTGGCCTTAAAGATAATACTGAGGTTGACTCTATTGTTAACGCTCGTCATTCTCGTTGGCAGGAAAAACTTGAAGAAGAAAAAAACGAAGCTGCTCGCCTTGCCAAACTTTCGGAAGAAGAACGCCAACAAGCGCTGATTCAAAAAGAAAAAGATGACTTTGAAAAAGAAAAAGCTGTCTTTCGTCAAGAACAGTTGCTTGTAGAAAAAGGCAAACAACTTCAAGAAATCGGTATTCCAAGCGCTTTTGCTGCTCGTATTCAAGGAAACACTGCTGAGGAAGCTATTAAAGATGTCAAATCTTTCAAAGCTGAATGGGATAAAGCCTTAGAAGCAGCAGTTAATGAAAAACTCAAAGCTTCTATAGATACTCCACTTGGTGGAGGTGCCACACCAGGGGAACCAGTTGATATTTCAACTTTAACTTATGAAGAAGCGCTGGCACTGAAAAAAACAAATCCAAAAGCCTATGAACAGGCTACAAAATAAGGAGAAAAAAACATGAAAAACAAAAAACTAAAATTCAACTTGCAACGTTTTGCTGGCGATGTAGTAACGTTCTTGAACTCACAAGTTGATCCCGAAGTTATGGGGCAAATGGTAGCTGCTCAATTGCCTAAAGCTATTAAGTTCTCAGGAATTGCTCCAATTGATACAACCCTTGCTGGTCAACCTGGTTCAACAATTACATTGCCTAAATTTAAATATTCTGGTGATGCTAAAGTCGTTGCCGAAGGTGCTGCAATTCAAATGGACGAATTACAAACTGCAACTCAAACTGCCACAATCAAAAAAGTTGCTAAAGGGATGGCTATTACTGATGAAGCGGTACTTTCAGGTTATGGTGATCCGGTAGGAGAGATTCAACGCCAAATTCGTATGGCCATTGCATCGGCTGTAGATAATGAAATTGTAGCAGTTGCTGGAACTGCAGAACTTACGGTAGTAGCTGGTGTTGATCTTGGTTTGATTGACAAACTAGAAAATACATTTGTTGAAGCTCCTGATGCGCTTGAAGAACAAGGGTTTACTCAAGGTGTTCTTTTTGTTTCATACAAAGATGCTGCAACTTTGCGCCAAGCAGCGGGAGTTAACTGGACTCGTGCTTCTGAACTTGGAGATAATATCCTTGTTTCTGGTGCATTTGGTGAAGTTCTTGGTTGGACAATTGTTCGTTCTAAAAAAATCAAAGATGGCGAACCAATTGCAGTTAAACCTGGTGCAATGAAAACATTCTTAAAACGTGACGTTCTTGTTGAATTTGATCGTGAAATTACTAAAAAAGTAACACAATTCACTGGTGATGAACACTATGTTGTTGCAATCGTTGATGAAACAAAAATCGTTCGTGTTCAAGCTGCACCAATTTCTGTAACAGGCGTTACAATCTCACAAAAAACAGCGTCTATGAAAGTTGGAGCTACTAAAGAATTATCAGCAAAAGTTGCCCCAGATAATGCAACTAACAAAGCTGTTACTTATTCTTCTAGCGCTGAAGATATTGCAACAGTAAATTCTGATGGTAAAGTCACAGCTATTGCAGCAGGTACAGCAAACATTACTGTTACTACCACTGACGGCTCAAAAACTGATGTATGTGCAGTAACTGTTACAGCATAGAATAATGAAATGAGGTAATCATGGAAGAGAATGAACCAAAAATTAAAGCAACTGAACGTTTAAAAACTGATTTAGGCATTGACGTCAATAAAGCTACTGGTTTAATTGAGGATGCGGTTATTCTCGTCCTTGATTATACGAATCAGGATAAGATGTTAGATTCAATGTGGCTGTATGCTCGTCAGTTAGCCACAATTACTTTTAATCGTGAAAGTACAGAGGGAGAATCTAGTCGTTCAGAAGGTGGCGTTTCTCAATCCTTTATTGAAGATATTCCTTTAAATATCCAGCGTGGATTGAATCGTTATCGACTCGGAAAGGTGGTTAGTTTTTATGCGCCTGATGAAACGTGACTTAACAACGGTTTATTTGAAAAGGATAGACCCAAACAACACGCAAGATGAAGAGGGAAACGATCAAGTTATTTATCTTGCTCCAATTGCTCTTGAAATGAATGTTCAGTCCGCAAGTGGTACTGTCAATGCCACAATTTACGGTTCAAAGCTTTCAAGCATGAAATCATGTAAATATCAAGGTGATGAGCTAAAAGAAGGTCGAGATGAAAACAATGGTATCTGCTTATATGTTGATAAGGACAGTGACCCTGATTATAAAATCAAGTCGATTCAACCTTATTCTACACACATCAATGTGATGTTAGAAAGGAACGATGACATTGGGAGTTGAAATTAAAGGTTTGGACAGGCTTAAAAGAAAAATTAATGCCATGCCTAAAATCTTAAATGACGCTGTGAATGATGCGACTTACGAAATCACAGAGTTGGTTCGTTCTGCAGCAGAGTTACGACTTTCTTCTAGTATGAAATTCAGTTCTGGAGAACTGATTGGAAGTTTAAAGACTGAGGTTGTAGAAAATGCGGAAGGTAAAATAGTTGGGCGTGTCTGGTCGGATAAAGCTCAAGCCAGTTATCGTGAGTTTGGTACTGGTCCAAATGGACAAGCAAGTTCTAAAGATTTACCAGAAGGTGTTAACCCAGTTTATACTCAAACTCGTTGGTTTATTCCAGCTGAGGAAGTTGGAATTGACTTGAATGAAATCTATGGCATGCCTAAGATTACCATTCAAGGCAAAGAATTTTACATCACAAGCGGTCAACCAGCAAGGCCTTTCTTATATCCATCGTTGAAAGAGATACTTCCACAAATGCCTGAGATATACAAAGAGCACGTTCAAAAGAAATTGAGGGAGCTTAAATAATGAAAAGAGTAAATATTAAAGTTGCTACTGTTTCTGTTTTAAATGGTATATCTGAGATTAAAAAAGTAGCAACTGATTATCCGTCAACATGGAATGACTTTCCTACAGCTATTTACAGAACGGTTAATACGCCACATTTTGTAGATGGAAGTGGAGAGGAACTTCAAACAAAATGGTCAATCACCATTGAATTATATTCTAAAAGTAGTTTGACCACTATCGTTAATAATATCATTGAACAATTTGGTGATATTGGTTTTACAGGCACACAAAGAGATGCTAATACAGCAGATTTAAAGCGTGTCATTATTGAACTATCCGCAATAGTGGATAATAAAACAAAATACGTTTATTCGAAATAGGAGGAAATAAACATGACAACAGTAGCAGGATTACTTTCAAAAGATACAGTCCTTTCTTATAAAGATGGCTCAACAACAAAAACAGTTGCAGCGGTAAAATCTATTCCAGCAATGGGCTCTGACCCAGAAAAAGTAGATGTTACCCACTTAGGTTCAGCTAAAAAAGCATATATTGCAGGGATTCAGGATTCAGATAATTTGGAATTCGCAATCATCTACCAAGGAGACAACTTCAAAGATGTCGATACATTGGTAAAAGCTGGTAAGTCAGTAGCTTGGACAGTGACTTATCCTGATGGTATGAAAGTCGACTTTACAGGTCAACCATCTTATAAATTTGATGGTGTTGAAGTCAACCAAGCACTTGGATTTAACTTAGTAGTGGTTGTATCAGCAGGCCCTGACTTTACACCAGCACCAGCTGGCAGTGGTCAATAATTTAGCAATTAAAGGTTAGTCAGAGGGGCTAGCCTTTTTATTTTTTATAAATATAGAAATCGGAGAAACAAAAATGACAAAAGAAAATATCGTAAAACTTCCTGGAACTAAACAATTTGAATTTGGTGGATTGAATCTTCAATTGCGCTTAGACGGAAAATCTATTATTGCGATTGAAAAACGCTTGGACGAATCACTCATGGGACTTTTCGTAAATGGTCAAGGCGGTTTTAAATTGCCAGCTACAAACAAATTATTGGTAGTGCTTCAAGGTGCAAACCAAACAAGCCGAGTTTCTGATTCAGATTTAGTTAACGCTTTTGAACGTTTTGTCGAAGCAGGAAACACTACTTTTGATTTGTTCAATGCCATTCAAGAATTGCTTGATGAAGCGGGTTTTTTCGGCAAGGACAAGAAGGAGAACGAAGCGACAAATGGGGAATCTCTGGACAACGAACCAGAAGCACCGAGCGAACTCCTTTAAAAACCTACAACAATTTATCCAGCATGCTTGATGATTTATACCCTCAGGCAGTTGAAGCTGGTATTTCTTCTACTGATTTTTGGGGAATGACTTTTGATGAAATCATGGTCCAAGTAGAAGCAAATAAAAAAAGGCATGAGAACGAGCTAAAAGAGAAAGCGATGTTTGATTATTCTCAACAAAGGCTTGCTATCTATGCTTTTAATGATCCAAAGAATTTCCCTAAATACGAAGAAGCTTATCCTTTCTTGAATCAACTCAAGGAAGAGGTAGTGCAAGCTGTATCTGAGGAAGAAGAAAAGAAAAAAGCGATGCTTACTGACCAAGAAATCATGCGACAAAATGCAATGTTAATTCAGGAAACTCGTAAAAGAAAAAGTCAAAAGATAAATTAAAAAATATTGAATAGAAAAGGAGGTGAGAAATATGGAATTAGAAACACTAGAGATACTGTTTGATGCAAATACTGCAAAAATGGATGAAGCGCTTAGTAAAGTTTTACCTCGTGTAGAAGCAATTATGTCAAAGTTTGAAAATATCACTGGGAAGTCTATGAAGAAGGCCGAAGATAATCTGAATATTGATAAAGGTGCAACACAATTTGGCAAACAGTTAGAAAAAATGAATCAAACTTTTGAAAAGATGATGGGCCATCTTGAAAGTTCTTCTAAAAAATCATCAGAAAGTATTGGAGATAATTTATCTACTGGATTTAAGAAAGCACGTCCTAAAGTATCAAAAGAAATTGATGCCATGCTAAATGAAATTAATGCAAAAATGGGTCAAGCTAAAGCTGCTCAAGAAAAAGTGGCCTATCTTAAATCACAGCGTCAAAGTTCTTCAGCAAAAGGAGATGGCGGTCAAACGGTCAAATATGATGACCAGATTGCACGGGCTCAAGCATCAATGGTTAAATATCAAGACCAAGCAAAAAGTCTTGCTCGTTCAATGAAGACTGAGTTTGATGCAGTGCCTTCGTCTTTAGAGCGAATTGCAAGAGTAATGGATGCCAATGAAGCTAAGTATTATACAATGCGTGAAAGTGTTCGAGCTTTACAAAAGGAATATCAATATCAACTAAAACCAGTCGGAAGTTTTGACAAAGGATTTAAAAATGTTGATACTCCTGATTCATTGAAAACTGCTCAAAAAATGCAAGCACAGTCTGACAAGATGCAGAAGTTAGCAAGTAGTAACGATGTTCTTCAAAAAGAATATCAAAGAACAGAGGAGCGTGCAGAATCATTAAGAAAGGCAATAGGACGAATTAATTCAGTTCTTAGCCAATCGTCAATGGCAACTGGGACAGCAGCAGCTGGAGCTAGTATGACAGGTTCAGGGTTGAAACAATCTGAACGTGCTGTTTCTAAATATGGCGGAGTATTTAACCGCATGTCAAACTCCATTTCTCACGGTGCTGGAGGAATTGGAAATGGATTGAAAAATTCATTTGGGATATTGGATAAATTTGGAAATCTCTTTTCGAGAAATTCAAATAAAGTTACACAAGGCACCCGTAGTATGTCTATGGGTAACAATGCCTTTTTACAATCAATGAAATACTTGTTACCTTCTTTGATTGTTTACCAATTAATGGGCAGAGCAATTAGCGGTTTAGCTAAGGGGTTATTTGCTACACTTAACACTAATGAACAGTTCGCTAACTCATTGAATCAAATCAAAGTCAATTTAATGACGGCATTCTATCCAATCTATACGGCTATATTGCCAGCCATTAACGCTATGATGAGCGCTATTGCAATGCTCACCGGTCAACTTGCTTCATTCATTGCTGGATTATTTGGAACGACTTATCAAGCAGCCAAACAAGGCGCATCAGGTCTTTATCAAAACGTTCAAGCGATGGATGACACAGGCGAATCAGCGAAGCAGGCAAAAGTTCATGTTGATAAACTCCAGCGTTCATTGATGGGATTTGATGAAATTAATCGCATCGGCCTTCAAGATAAAACTCCAGAGCCTGATAATGGTGGTGCTGGAGGTGGTGGTGCTAAAGCTCCAGGAATGGATTTTGGTAAGGCAACAGGGAATTATTCAACTCCTAAATGGATGAAGGATATGCAAGTCTTGTTGAAAGATTTCTTCAAGCCTTTTCAAGATGCATGGAAAAACCAAGGACAAAAAGTTATTGATGCATGGAAATATGCCTTGGGAGAAGTTATCGGTTTAGCTTCTTCAATTGGTAAATCATTCATGGAAGTCTGGACAAATGGTACTGGCCAAAAATTCATTGAAAACCTATTAATTTTACTTGCGGATGTGCTTAACATAATTGGTGATATAGCTAAAGCCTTTAAAGATGCATGGAACGAAGATGGTAGAGGAACTGCCTTAATTCAAACTATTTTCAATATGTTTAATAGCATTCTTGAGCTATTACATTCTATAGCAGGGGCTTTTCGTGATGCTTGGAATGATGGAACAGGAGAAGCTATTGCTGCAAATCTTTTAGAAATATTTACAAATATTTTTAAAGCGGTAGGAAACATTGCTGACCAACTTAAAAAAGCATGGGATCAAGGTGGAGCTGGGAAAGAAATTTTCTCTATTATTTTAGGGATTATTAATGATTTGCTCACACATATTAATAATATGGCAAAAGCTACAGCTGATTGGGCAAAGACCTTGGACTTTACACCATTGCTTAATGGAATTAAAAAGTTACTTGAAAGCATTCAACCTCTCTCTGATAATATTGGAGCTGGCTTAGAATGGTTTTATAAAAATGTACTTTTACCATTGGCTGGGTTTACTATTCAAGATTTAATACCTGCTTTCTTACAAGCATTAGGCGGGGCGATAGATTTTGTAAATGGAGTGATAGAGGGACTTAAACCAGCTTTCGAATTTTTCTGGGATAACTTTTTGAAGCCAGTCGCTGAATGGACTGGTGGAGTAATTGTTGACGTATTAAAAGGGCTCGGCGATGTCCTTTCAACTATTGGTGATTGGCTATCTGAGCACGGAAAAGGTTTTTCTGATTTTGTAATCACTCTAGGAACTTTTGCTGGGGTAGTTGGCGGAATCATCGCAGTCGGTACTGCAATCGAAACATTCGTAGGCTTCCTTGGAGGACTTGCTGCGATTATTACAGGGGCAGGTGGCGTAACAGGAGCTATTGGTTCTCTTATAGCAATACTTGGCGGTCCAATAACAATAGCTATTGCAGCCGCAATTGCAATTGGTGTACTCTTATACAAAAACTGGGATGAAATTACAGAAGCAGCTGGTAAACTCGGAAAATGGATAGGAGAAAAATGGGAAGGTATTAAGAAATCCACTGGTGAAGCTTGGGGCAACGTCGAAAAGTGGACCTCTGAAAAATGGAATGCTGCAAAAAAATCAGTTAGTGATACAGCGGAATCCATTGGTAACAAAGTTTCTACGAAGTGGAACGATGTTAAAAAAGGAACTTCTGATGCCTGGGATAATGTTAAAAAATGGACTTCTGACAAGTGGAATGATACCAAGAAATCTGTTCACGATACTGCTGATTCTATCGGCACCAAAGTATCTAACAAATGGAACGAGATAAAAAGTGGTACCGGTAATGCCTGGAATAATGTGAAAGCATCAGTTTCTAATGCTGCTAATACTGCAAAAACTAATGCTTCAAATGCGTGGTCTAACATGACAGACAAAATGGGTGGTTATGCCAACTCTATCAAATCTACAGCTAAGGGTGCATTTGACAATGTTGCTTCATGGGCTTCTGGAATGGGTAAGACAATAGGTGATGGACTTGAAAAAGGAGTAAATGCTGTTAAAAAAGGTGCAGCCGCAATTGGTAATGGTATTGCTGGGGTCATTGGTGGTGCCGTTAATGGAGTTATTGACGGTATTAATTGGATTCTCAACAAGGTTGGAGCTAATGGTAACTTAAAACATTGGAATGTTCCTACTTTCAAAGCCTATGCTAATGGTACTGACGGTCATCCAGGAGGCCCGGCATTAGTAAATGATGGCTCAGGTAGCCAATGGCAAGAAATGTATCGAACACCCGATGGTAAGACAGGGCTATTCCCTAAGGTAAGGAACTTGATGGTTGACCTTCCTAGAGGAACCCAAGTACTGAGCGGTGCTAAAACTGCAAAAGCAATGTCAGGAATGCCTGCTTATGCAAATGGTATCGGTGATTGGATGGGCGAAAAATGGAACCAAGCCAAAGAAATGGTTGGCGATATTTGGGACTATGCCACTCATCCAGAAAAGATTTTAAACATTGCAATAAGCAAGTTTACTAATCTTTCTCAAGCAGTTGAACCTGCGTTATCTATTGCTACTGGTGGGATATCTACTATAGCTAATGGAGCGATGGGAATGATTAAAAAGGCATTCTCGGAAGGTTCAGAAAGCCCATCAGGTACTGGTGTCGAACGTTGGCGACCAGTTATTAAAAAAGCACTATCAATGAACGGTGTATCAACTTCTGAGAACTATGTCAATGCTTGGCTAAGACAAGTACAAAGCGAATCAGGAGGTAATGAGAAAGCTGTCCAAGGTGGATATACTGATATTAATACAATCACTGGTGACTTGGCCAAAGGATTGTTACAAACCATCTCGTCCACATTCAATGCAAATAAATTTCCAGGTCATGGAAATATCTTTAACGGATATGATAATGCACTTGCTGCAATTCATTATGCAATAGGGAGTTATGGTGACCCTGGTATGCTTCAAGTGATTGGTCATGGACACGGTTATGCAAAAGGCACGCCATATGTTCCTGAAGATCAGTTAGCAATGATTCATGAAGGAGAAATGGTTGTTCCTGCTAAATATAATCCATATAATTCTATCAGTGATTTCAAATCATTTGAAACTTTGCAGTTGCCTGAAATGTTCACAGACAAACCGAATGATTACAGCAATTCTGGAAGCTTTGGTGGAGGTCAAGATGTTTCGAGCTATGGTTTGGCAAACATGAATGGTTCATTAACAAGTGCCATCATGTTGCTTGTTCAATCTTTAGGTGCACAAACTAGCCAAACTTCAAATGGAGATATTGTGATAAATATCGGAGGCAGAGAGTTTGGACGAATTGCAGTGTCAGAAATCAATAAATACCATCGCCAAATCGGGCATACTGAGTTGGAAATTTAAAAGAGGAGAATAAAGATGTCTGGAAGCTTATCCATTAATGGTGTGATTATAAAAAATCCCAAGACTTTCAAAGTTGGGTATCAAACAATTGATGCAGATTCATCTGGTAGAAATGCAAATGGAGAAATGGTCAGAGATATAATTGCTCAAAAAGTGAAACTTGAGATTGAGTGGGGCCCTTTGGATGATTCTACGGCCTCTGCTTTATTGAAAGCTATTAAAGGGGAATTTTTTACATTGAACTATCCAGATGCAGAAACCGGAGGTCAATTGACAAAAACATTCTATAGTGGAGATAGAAGCCTTCCGTCTTATTCGTGGAACGACAAGTTTACAAAAATAAAATGGGAAAGTTTCTCTGCGAACTTTATAGAAAAATAGAATAGAAAGGAAATCGAATGATAAAAGTTAGCGACGCTTTTAATAAAGCTTTTGCAAGTCCAACAAGAAAAGTATTAGCGAAAGTAACAATGAATGATGTCGTTTATACCAACAATGATCTGTCTTCTGTCGAATATGATGGGGAAAGTATCTCGGGAGAAAGTTTTAATATTGGTTCAACATTTTCAAATGGGATAAAGCTGACGTTCCCTAAAATAATCGAGGGTGTTAAACAGTTAGATAAAATAAAATTAGAGTTTGGGATAGTCTTACCCGATGGTTCATCAGAATATGTCAGTATGGGCTATTTTTTTGTCTCTGCTTATGATCCACAACGGAATGAAAAAAGAACTATAATCGAGGCGTTTGATGAAATGTCACAGTTGGAAGGGAATTATAGTTCTAAATTGACCTATCCTGCAAAGATTCAAGATGTGGCATTAGAGATTGCAAATAAAGCTGGGGTAGCCATTAACGAGGCATCCTTTGAACGATTAAGTCAAAATAAAATTTCAAAAATACAAGGTCTGACCTATAGACAGGCCATTGGAATTATTGCGCAATTCGCATATGGCTATGCCATTTTTGATAGAAACGGGCAATTGGATATCCGAATGCTCAAAGACCCTAATTTTAGTATTGCTACAGCTGATTATTTTTCACGTGGATTAACAAAGAATGAGACAATGTACACTTTAAACGGGATTAACTGTCGCGTGTCTACAAAAGGAACAGAATCTAAAGAAGATTATATTTTACAAAGTGGTTCAGATAAAGGAAATCAAATTTCTTTGGAAAACAATGTGATGACTCAAATTTATCTGGATGATATTTACCAACAGTTAAAGACATTAAACTACTATCCGTTCACTCTCTCTTGGAGAGGGAATCCTGCGATAGAAGCTGGAGACTGGCTTTCTATGACAGATGTCACAGGAAAAGTTTTTAAAATTCCAAATCTTAGTTATAGATTAAACTTTTCGGGAGGGTTGAAAGCTACAAGCAGCGCAAATACAAGTAGCGTTGCGATAACTTCATCGGAGTACAAAGGGTCTCTTCATCAGAAAGTTGAGGCTTTGGAAGGATGGCGTAATGCTTCAGGAGGTTGGAGTTACACACAAGTTCAAGAGCCTAAAAATCCCCAAGAAGGAGATGTTTGGTATAAACCCAATGGGCCAGATACAGAACTTTGGGTTTATGAAGGAGGCAAATGGGTCCTTAAAACTTCTACGGCAAAGAATCGGGAACTAGAAGGTAAGTTAGACCAAGCAAAAGAAGAAAATAATGCAGCGCTGGCTGAGTTGGATAAGCAACTGTCAGATGCTCAAACCGCTATCGCCAATGTGGATGCGACCAATAAAACGCTGGTTAATGCAGTTGACCAAGCTAAAAAAGATATCAAAGCGGTGGATGATGCAGCATCTCAAGCAATGACAACGGCTTTAGATGGAATATCTCTAGCAGAAACAGCCAAAGCGCTAGGTCAAAATGCTTTAGACCAATTTAATGCCTTATCAGTTGGTGGAAGGAATATTCTTAGGAATTCCGCATT